GCGATTCTGACTTTGCCGCTGTTAAGGCTCTCGTAAACGGTGAAGTTAGTTACTTCATGGGATTCGAGTTTTGCCCGACTCAGTTGGTTAGCGTTTCTGGTGGCGACATCGCAAGCACGATTGCTTATACTCGCAGCGCTCTTGTTGCTGGTATCACTTCTGCTTTCGACGCTCGCGTTGAGCAACTGCCCACCAAGAACTACTCGTACCAAGTTTGGTGTGAGCAGGACATTGGCGCTACTCGCATTCAAGAACAAGGCGTAGTAGAGGTACTCTGCGATCAGAGCCCATAGGCTCTTTAAATTCTAGGTTTTCCTAGTCTCTTTAGCTCACCTCCTTCGGGAGGTGGGCCTGGGAGTTTAACGTAAAAGAAGCATGGCAGTAACAAAAACCGATATAGTAAATTTGGCGGCAACCCATTTGGGTGAAAGAAGATACGCCGATCCTTTTACCGACACTAGCCCAACAGCCGAGCTTCTTAGCTTTCGGTATGACTTTAGCAGAAAAGAAGTGCTGAGGTCGCATACCTGGGGATGCGCTAAAAAAGATGTTAGCCTTTCCGCAGACGCAACTGCTCCTGAGCACACATGGGGCAAAAGATTTTTAGTTCCTCAAGAATCGTTAAGGCTTGTCAACATTGGCAACACTGACCTAGACGACTTGCACTACAAAGAATACGAACTCAAAGGTCAGTACATACACACGGACTTGGCTGCTCCTTTAAAGATTACGTACATTAGAGACGAAGAAGACACATCTGTATTTGATGCCTTGTTGGTCGAGTCTATAGCTTTGCATTTGGCCGCTTCGTGCTGCATGGCAATAACAGATGATAAAGGTTTGTCTCAAGGATTGTTTTCGTTGTATGAAAGAAAGGTAGAGGAAGCCAAATTTACAGACAGTCTGCAACGTCGCAGACCGGTTGACAACATGTATGCTTCCTCTGTTTGGGATTCAATCCATTACGGTGGAGAAGACGCATGAGTTTGTGGACCAGAATTAACCGATTCAATGGTGGATTGTGGTCGCCGCTCCTTGACGGACGTACCGATCTTGAGGATTACGGCTCAGCCCTTAAAACATGCACGGGCTTTATCCCACTTAAGTATGGTCCTGCTGAACGTATGTGGGGCTTTGAGTATGCGGCTGAGGCTAAGACTGGCAGAAGCATATTGTTGCCATTTAAGTTTAGCCAATCGGTAAACTACATTATTGAGACTGACGGAACGTACATGCGTTTCTTTGACAGTTCTCAAAGCGACATTAGCAATACTCAAGTTACTGTTGACATAGGTGACGTACCGGCTTGGCAGGCTACTACGACATATAGATATGGCGAGTTGGTTAGCAATGGTGGAGTTGTGTACGCATTTAATACTTTGGGCGGTGGAACATCTGCTGCTACTTTTACAGTAGGCAATTGGCACACTTTGACAGAGACGGAAACAACGGGTACATTTATTTACGAAATCCCGTTGCCAATGAGCCAGTTTACTTCCTACCTAGACTACCCAATGAGGGCACAGGTAAACGATGTAGTCTATCTGGTAAATGAGAATTACCAGCCACTAACATTGTCTCGCTACGGAGAAACTGATTGGCGAATAGAGGAAATTGAATTTACCCTACCTCCAGTAATTGAACAGAACTCTAGTACAACTACTTTGGCTGTTAATGGGTATGTTGGAAGCGGTGTAACCGTCACTGCATCATCTGCATTATTTGAAGCAGGTCACGTTGGCAGCTACTGGGAGATACGCGAAAAACGCGAAGCCCAAGAAGCATCTTTGGATTTGCATTCTGGGTCATTGGTTAGTGGTCCCATTCCTGTTTTTGGAGACTGGACATTAACTACTAATGGCGGTTTTGTTGATGAACTTTATCTTTACAGAAGTGTAGACAATTGGGTAACTGAAGAAAAGATTCAACAACTTCAAGGAAATGGTGGAGGAAACTTAGATTTTACTGTTACTGGCAGCGAGTCTAATCCTAAAGCCCAATATGAAATTAGGCAATCAACAAACGGAGGATCTGGGCATTCTGCTGCTGTTTTAACTGTTCCCGCAATAGAAGTTAAGGGGAGTTTTAAAATTACCCAATATACAAGCCCAACTAGCGTTATAGCTGATTGGGTTGAGTCTCTTGACTCTACAGCAGGCGGTGCAGTGGCTGCTACTGAACTATGGTCGGAGGGTGCATTTAGCAATGTACAAGGATGGCCTGCTGCTGTTTGTTTTTACCAGGGACGCATTTGGTTTGGCGGAACGGACAATCGCAAGCAAAATATTTGGGGGTCTGCGATTGACAACTTTAAAAACTTTGGAACGTCTGTACCTAACGTGCTGGCAAGCGATGGCGTAAGTTACACGTTATCTAGCGTAGAGCAAAATAAGATTAGGTGGATTGCTGGAGAAGAGGCTTTGCTAATAGGAACTTCTGGAGAAGAATACTCTTTGAGTGGAGCCGATAACAATGCCGTGTCCGCTACTTCTGCTCCCTTAATTCAAGTGCAAAGTTCTATTGGCAGTGCTTACATTCAGCCAAGACAAGTGGGAGGCAGTGTGGTTTTTGTTAGTCCTGAAAGACAGCGTGTGTACGAGTTGTCATACGACTGGAGAGCCAGGGGTTATGCAGCCGAAGATTTGACAAGGTTAAACGCCAAAAACACTGGGGCAACCGGTCGGGCGTACACTCAAATTGCTTACAGCCAAGATCCCTATAGGATATTGTGGCTACCCAACAATGGTCAGATCGACTGTTTGATTTGGGAAAAGCAAGAAGAGGTTCAAGCTTGGTTTGAGCGTAAGCCCAAAGAAGACAAACTGGACCAATTTCTTAGTGCTGCATCTGTGTACGGATCGGACGAGGATGACGTTTGGGTTATCTATCGGAACTACATAACTGGACCTTTGGACAACAAGATCCAAGTAATGCGTTTGCGCTCTTCAGAGAACACTCGGAATTACCAATGGTTTTTAGATGCTGGCAAGGTTGTAACCGGGGCAGAAAGCGATATAACGTACCCTGACCCCAATCTTGGCAGCGACTACACTCTTGTTACGGGAGCAGAACATTTAGGGTCTTACTTGGCTCTTAGCGGAACAATAAGCTCCACTGGCACTACAGTTAATGGAACATCCACATTATTTACAACCCAGTTGTCTGTGGGCGATTATATTAAAGCAGGCGGCCAAATTCAACGTGTTGCTTCTATTCTTGATAATTTAACACTAACTACTACAAATGCGTTTAGTCCAGCACTGTCAAGCGAAGCATTGCAGCTTGCTCGTGGTCGTAGCGATGTTTACGCTTTGGGCAAAGGATTAGTGCTTGGTCCATACCAGGTTCACGGCGACAGGTTTAGCGTAGAAGGAGAATTTAGTTCCAGTGCCCATCCAATTATTTACGGGATAGCTTACCCATCAGAGATTGAGACAATGAAGTTGCAGGCACCTGCAGGCGATGGAATGTCTAGGAACAAAAACAAGCGAGCGGTTAATGTTGGTCTGGGAATGTTCCGCACTTTGGGTGGAGAAATTGGCATACGTTACGAGTTCCCTGATGGGCAAACCGGAGAAGATTCCTACGAGATACAGTTTAGGACTCCGCAAGATCCTATGGACACCGCTCTACCCTTGTTTACGGGAGAGAAGATTTTGCCATTGCCACATGGTAACTTCCGATATTTCTCTCTGTTTTACAAACAAACTAAACCACTTCCTGCGACAATACAGTATATGTCGCCACAAATTTTACCTAAAGGACAATAATGGGAGACTTCGCACAAGCTATATTTGGCGGCATAGAAGGCGGTGCTCAAATTGCAATGGGCCGCCAGCAAAGAGCGTTAGCTGAATACAACGCCAAAATTGCAGAACTAGACGCACAGCAGGCAATGCAGGACGCTGAAACTCAAGCGTTCATTGAGTTGCAAAAAAGCCGCATGATTGTCGGTGAGCAAAAGGCAGGATTTGCAGCAGGCGGTGTCGTAACAACCACCGGCACACCTGCAGTTTTAGCCGCTCAGGAGGCCGCTATGGCCGCCCAAAGAGTTGGGAATGTCTTGATGCAGGGTCGGGCGGAAGCCGCTAGTCTGCGACGTGGTGCTGACGCTATGAGGTTTGAGGGAC